CCTGAGTTTTCTGTAGCTAGCTAAACCTAGCTATTTATATCCGAAAAGTAGATTTTCGATGCAGGTATCCCTTGCGCTATTCAATAAATTCAGTTATATATTAAGCACTATACATAACCTTCTGATCTAGACGCGTATAGTCGACAAGCCTAGAGACTAGATTGGAAAAACTAGGAGAATATACTTATGGCAAATACAACTTTTTCAGGCCCAGTTAGAGCCGGAACAATCGTTGATACTACAGGAACTACACTTGGAACAAATGTTAAAAACATTGGACCAGTTGTATTAACTCAATCATCAACTGTAGCATTAACAAACGCAACAACAACAGCTACTGCTCTTGGAATTATAATTCCAGCGAACAGTCAAATCATTAGTGTGTCAATTCAAGTAGAATCATTATTTACTGGCTCAAGCACAACTACAATTGCAGTTGGTAAAAGTTCATCAAGTGCTACAAATTTAGCAGCAGCAACTAACGTATCAGCAACTGCAACGGGAGCTTCAATGTTACCAGCAGCAGCAGATGCTTGGAGAACTGTAGGAACTTCTGATGTTGAATTATATGGAATAACAGTTGCTAACTCTGCAAGTGCAGGTAAAGCAAGAATCGTTGTTACTTATAGTCAAAACGCAGCATTAGCAGCACTATAATAAATTAATTTAAGGAGCTCGAAAGGGCTCCTTAATATAAGGAGAAAAAATATGGCATTTAAATCAGATGTAAAACCGGTAATATGTCCAGCGGCTACAAGTACTTTAGTTTTGTTTACTGGACCTACAAGATTAAGAGGTTACATGGTACAAAATGGTACTGCAACTGCAGGAACATGTATAATTAATGGTTTAGCAAATACTACAACTGTAAGTACATCAACTAATACACAAGTTTATATTCCAGTTTCTGTTGGAGCTAACCAAACTGAAACTTTAAATCTTCCAGAGGATGGCGTTTTATATGCAGCAAGAAATGGTACAGGAATTGTTGACGGTGTTGGAGTTGTTTCAAATACGAGCTTAACTGTTACGTTATTTATAGAAAAGTAGGAGTCAAGTATGGCTACCTCTTCAGGCACTACAGTTTTTGAAAAAACTTTTACTATTGATGAAATCATAGAAGAGTCTTACGAAAGAATTGGTCTTGTAAATAATACAGGAAACCAGATGAAAGCCGCTCGTCGCTCGCTGAACATCATGTTTCAAGAATGGAGCAACAGGGGTTTACATTATTGGGAAGTTGCATCAAATGATATTTCATTTGTAGCAGGTCAATCCGTTTATACAATTTATAGATCAGCATCTGATGGAACTTCAGATGGAGTATTTAGTTATTTAGATGGGGCAATAACTGCAGGACAAACTACAATTACATTAGATTCAGTATGGCAGTTTCCAACATCAGGAACATTATTAATAGATTCTGAACAAATTACATATACAGGAACTAATACAAGTTCTAATCAAATAACAGGTTGTACGCGTGGTGCAAATAGTACTACAGCTGCAACTCATGCAGATAATACTGCTGTTTATGATTATAATTCTATTACTTATGGGCCAGATGATATTTACGAAGCATCATATAGAAATACACAACAAGTACCTGTTGCAGATTTTCCACTTACAAAAATAAGTAGATCAGTTTACAATTCTTTATCTTCTAAATATTCACAAGGTCAACCAACTCAATATTGGGTACAAAGATTTATAGATAAAATTACAATCACTTTATATTTAACACCAGGATCAGATCAGGTGAATAACGTAATGCATTATTACTATGCAAAAAGAATTCAAGATGTTGGAGCTTATACAAATATTACAAACGTTCCATATAGATTTGTTCCGTGTATGTGCGCAGGACTTTCTTATTATTTAGCAGTTAAATTTGCACCACAACGTGGACAAGAAATGAAATTATTATATGAGGATGAATTATTAAGAGCACTAGATAGTGATGGCTCTTCTTCAAGTTCATTCATTACACCTAAAACTTACTATCCGAGCGCATAATGGGAAATCTATCAAACGGAAAATATGCATATATGATCTCAGACCGTTCTGGTCAGAGATTTCCATATCAAGAAATGGTTCAAGAATGGAATGGATCATGGGTACATATAACTGAATATGAACCAAAGCATCCACAATTAGAACCTAAACCACATCAAGCTGATCCTGAAGGATTACAATATGCACATCCTGATAGACAAGAGCCACCAGTAATTATTGAATTAACACCAAATCCTTTTACAACTATTAAGTATGCAGGTAGCACTTATATTAATGTTTATTCACAAGATCATGGAAGATCTACTGGTAATGTTGTAAGATTTAGAGGACCACCAGAAGTAGTGATCCCGGGCACGCCTACGCGCGAGACTTCATTTGAATTAGTTCCTTCATTTGACAATGTGACTGATATTTCAAATGCAAATGGTTTTACGATTACAGTTGGAAAAATTGATTCATCTGGTATTGTTGGAGATCCATTGAATTATTTTTATTTCTTAAGTACAAGTACGGCAACAACAGGAAATGTTTCTGGTGGTGGAGCACAATGTTCTGCAGGTCCAGTAACTTTACAAGCTTAATATGACATACGCAGAACTAGTACAAAAAATAAGAGATTACACAGAAGTAGATTCAAATGTGTTTACAGCAACTATTGTCAATGGTTTTATTTTAGATGCTGAATGGAGAATTCAAAGAGATGTAGATTCTGACAATAATAGAAAATATGCAACAGCGACTATTATTGCAGGTCAACCTTATGTAAGTACACCTTTATTAACCGATCAAACTTTAATTATAAGAGAGGCTCAAATTCTATATAATGGTACATATTCTATAGTAGAATATAGAGATACAGGCTTTATTAATGAATATAATAACAGCCAAGCACAGGGTTTACCTAAGTATTTTAGTTATTGGGATGAACAAAATATAGTAGTAGCCCCAATTCCAGACTTGACATATACGATGCAATTAAATTATACCTTGAAGCCAGCAGGATTATCTGTTAGTAATACGACAACATATTTAAGTCAGCAGTTTCCCTCTGGTTTATTATATGCTTGCCTTGTTGAGGCGTATGGTTTTTTAAAGGGTCCGGCAGACATGATACAATTTTACGAACAAAAGTATCAAAGTATGCTACAAGGATTCTCTATTGAACAAATGGGAAGAAGAAGAAGAGATGAATACCAAGAAGGTTCACCTCAGATTCAAAAACAAGGATAATATAATTAGGAGTTAATATGGCTATAACACAAGCAGTTGCAAATTCGTTTAAAGGACAGCTTCTACAGGGTCAGCATAATTTTACTGAAACTACAGGAAATGTTTTTAAACTTGCTCTATATACTTCTGCAGCGTCTCTAGATTCATCTACAACTATTTACACTTCAACAAATGAAGTTGCAAATACTGGTCAGTATGTAACAGGCGGCGGAGTTCTATCAAATGTATCACCAGTTGTTTCAAGTGGTGTAGCATTTATAGATTTTGCAGATATATCTTTTACAGGCGTTACTTTAACTGCAAGAGGTGCTTTGATTTACAATACATCAAACACAAATGCGGCGGTATGCGTATTAGATTTTGGAAGTGATAAGACTGCAACATCTGGAACTTTCACAATTCAGTTTCCAGCAGACACAACATCAGCGGCTATTCTAAGAATCGGCAACGCGTAATAGGAGATACCTATTATGGCTGGTTGGGGAATACAAAGTTGGGGTTTCGAAAAATGGGGACTTCAAGGAGATGAACTTGTACAAGTTACAAGTGTAGTTGACGCTCCTATCGCGTGGAATTCAGGAAATTTTGGTGCAAATAATTGGGGCGGCCAATTTAATAATATTGGTATTTCATTAGGTAATGAAAGTGTTACAGCAGAAGTAAATGAAGGTTGGGGACGACTTTCTTGGGGAGAAAATGTTTGGGGAGCACAAGCGACAGTAATTGATAATTTAACTGGTCAACAAATAAATTTATCTTTAGGAAATTTAGGATTTAAAGCAGATACAATAGTTGAAGTTCAATCAACTGTTAATACAGGATGGGGAATAACTAATTGGGGATCAGGAAGTTGGGGCAATGGAGATGTTAGCACAGCTTTATCTATTTCTGAAGGTAATGTTGATCCAAATCCAGATGTTGAATTATCGGGTTTACAATTAAATATATCATTAAATAGTGTTTCAATTACAGGAGATGCTTCGTTATCTTTAACAGGGCAGCAATTAAATATAACTCAAGGAACTGCAGAAGGAATACCTAATACAATAATAGATTTAACTGGTGAACAGTTAAATATTTCTGAAGGAGAAGTGGATCCAAGTCCAGATGCCAATGTAACTGGAATTGGAATGACTGTTGCTTTAGCAGTAGGCACAGTTGTAGCTGGGGAAGCTAATGTATTTCCTAATGGTCAACAATTAAATATATCTCAAGGAACAGCTATAGGAGATGCAAATACACTTGCAAGTGTTACAGGATTAGGCTTAAATATAGCAGTAGGTACAGTATTTGCAGGTACTACTTCTGTTATTCCTGTTACAGGAAATGGATTGACTATAGCTTTAAATAGTATAAATAATCAAATCTGGACTGAAATAAATACCGGAACTGATGCAACTTGGACAGAGATTGACACAGCCGCTTAAATTTAATAATATAATAAAATAAGGAATTAAAATTATGGCATCAAGTTATTCTACAGACCTCAAACTAGAGATACAAGTAACTGGCGAAAACGCTGGTACATGGGGTGATATTACAAATACAAATTTAGTTATTCTTCAACAAGCAATTGCAGGCTATTCTGGTATATCTATTGCAGGTGGTGTCGGAAATACAGATTTAACTTTTTCAAATGGTTTAACATCAAATGGTAAAAACGCTGTTATAGAATTAACAGGAACAATTACAGGGAATAGAACAGTTACTATAACTACTGCTTCTGGTGTTAAAAATAAAGTTTATGTAATTAGAAACAACACGTCAGGTGCATTTACTGTTACAGTATTAATTGAAGGTCAAACAGGGGTTACTTTCTCTGCAACAGATAAAGGAACAAAACTTTTATATTTAAATGGAACTGATGTTGTAGATTCTAACATTGGAAAATTATCTAATGATGCAGCTCCACAATTATCTGCAAATTTAGATACTAATGCAAAAAATATTATTATTGATTCTACATATGGAATTATAGATGAAAATGCTAACGAACAAATTAAATTTTCAACAACTGCATCAGCTACAAATGAAATTACAATAGCAAATGCTGCAGCTGGAAATTCTCCAGTAATTTCTGCAACAGGTGGAGATACAAACGTTGGATTAACATTAACTCCAAAAGGTGATCTTGGAAGAATTACATTAAATGGTGAATCAAAAGTATTTGGTATTTTTGAAGGTGCAACAATTTCTACAACTTTCATAACATCATTTACATATGATACACTTACACAAGCTGTTTATTTTCAAAATGTTAACTTAGGTGCAAACTTTACAGTTAATTTAAGAGGAAATTCTTCAACTGCATTAAACGCGGCTTTAAATACCGGTGAATCTGCAACAGTTGCATTAATTACAAAACAAGGCAACACAACATATTACAATACATCTGTTTTAGTTGATGGCACATCTACAAACGTTACAGTCGTTTGGCAGGGTGGTACAGCCCCAACAGCTGGAAATACTTCATCTAATGATGTTTATTCTTACACAGCTCTTAAAACAGCAGCATCAACATACACAGTACTAGCAGCATTAACGCAATTTAAATAAGGAGAAGAAAGAATGCCTTTAAACTCAACACGTGGAGCTGGATCAGCAAAAGGATTTGGATTTACAGCTGGAAAAAACCCACCGATAGATGTAGATTATTTAGTAATAGCAGGTGGTGCCTCTGGTGGAGCTGGTCAAGAAGGTGGTGGAGGTGGTGGAGCTGGAGGTTACAGAACATCTTTTCCAGGTGGAACAAAAATTACTTTAGAAACAGGTTCAACAGTACCAATTACAGTTGGAGGTGGAGGAGCTGCTATTCCTTCAGGAAGTCCAACACGAACACGAGGAAATAATGGAAGTGATTCAATATTTAGCACAATTACCTCAACAGGTGGAGGAGGTGGTGGTGCCCATGACTCAGTACCAGCTAATGCTGGCGGTTCAGGTGGAGGAAATGCATCTCCTTCTCCTGGTTTTGGAGCAGGAAATTCTCCTCCAACAAGTCCTCCTCAAGGAAATAATGGTGGAGATAGCACAAGTGCTACTTTTATGGGAGGTGGAGGTGGCGCAGGAGAAGCTGGCGACACTGACGGTGATTCTTATGGTGGAGATGGTGCTGCTTCTTCAATAACAGGTTCTTCAGTTACAAGAGCAGGTGGAGGTGGAGCATATCGAGGTGGTCCTGGAGGAGATGGCGGCGGTGGCGCAGGTGCACCTCAAGGAGGAGCTGGAACTGCTGGAACAATTAATACAGGTAGTGGTGGAGGATCTAACGGTAGCCCTAACCAAGCTAGTGGAGGTGGAGGATCAGGTATTGTTATTATAAGAGCTCCGGGAGCAAGTGGACCAAGATTTTCAGTATCTCCAGGAACTAATACTAAAACAACGAGCCCAGCTCCAGATGGAGCCGCTACAATATTAACATTTACAGTTAATGGAAATATAACATTATCATAATATGGCTCATTTTGCAGAATTAGATATTAATAACAAAGTTCTACGAGTAAACGTAGCATGTAATATAGATATTCAAAACAATGGGGGAGAACAGTCTGAACAAGCAGCAGAACATTTTAAAACAGTATCTCCATTATCTGAAAACGGTGTAAAATGGGTTCAAACATCTTACAATAATAATTTTAGAAAACAATATGCTGCGATAAATTACACTTATGATTCGATAAAAGATAAATTTATAAGACCTCAACCTTATCAATCTTGGAGTTTAGATAATAATGATGATTGGCAAGCTCCAATATCTTGTCCAATAACTTATACATTAAATTTAACAAATTTAGATGGAACTCCAAAACAAGACCCTTATATTTGGAACGAAGTTAATCAATCTTGGGATCTACAATCAATTTCTTAAGTCTAGCTCTTAATTTTCCGATCATAATTGAATATTCTTCATTAATCTTAATTAATGTTTCTATATGCAATTCATGTTTTTCAATTCGATCTAATAATTCTTTATTAAGTTCTACTTCAGATTTCTTAACCATTTTTTCCATCTGAAGATTAGATTCTAATTCTTTTATTTTATCTTCTAAATTCATTTTTTAAACGAAGAGGGTAAACCTAAATGTGGTCTTCTATCAAATAGATTTTCCTTTGATCCTTTCGTTGCTTCATTATTATAATGCAAAAACACTTGACCACAATTTTCACCTTGAAACACGTCTCTCCAATGTTCTAATAAATTTCCTCTGTAGACTAACATATCACCAGATTTTAAATCAACTTTTATTCCTTTTGGTGCATTAGGTTTTACTGAGTTCTGTTTTTCATTTATTACATTATCTGCACCCGTTGGATCTAAATAAATTGGCCAAGGATCCCCTCCTAAATTTAGAGTTGTAGATATTTCACAACTAAATCTATCTTTATGACGTTTTAGTATATCTCCTTTTTTATAAATACGGGCATACGAATAATTAGGTGTTAATTTTAAACCAGTTAACTTTTGCAGGATAGGATGAACTTTAACAAGTAAAGTTTCCATAGCTATATCTCCATAATGAGAATAGGTGTTAGGTACTTGTTGATCGGTCCATACACCAAAGTATTCGGTAAAAGGTGATATGAAACGAGTGTCAAATAAAGTTTGAGCAACTCTTCTTTTAAGTAAAAAGTATTTATAAATAAAATCAGCCATTTCTTCAGAGATAGCTTTTTCTATAATTATATATTTCTTTTTTTTAAAACTCATTTTATTATAATATTTAATATCATTTTTTAATCTTTTGTAAATTAAAAATAATTAAAATTTATGTTTTAGTTTCATAATTTATTTATAAGGATATCCTAAATTCCAAATTACAAGTGAGTATCTAATTCCTTTAGTTACTGGTCTAACTCTATGCCACACAAAACTAGGAAACACGACTATAGATCCTCTTGGTAAAATTTCTAAACATTTTTTAATGTTTTGTTTTTTTGTTGCTTCTGGATTATTAAAATTAAATTCAAGTTCTCCTCCTTTATAATCTTTTGGGTCAGATAAAGAACATGTAACAGATAATTTCCTTATTTTTCCATGGAAGTTTAAATTTTCTGGATTATTATATGGAGTGTCCCAAGAATCACAATGCCAATCATAATATTGTTCTTTAGAATATTTTGTGAACTGGCAAGATTCAGACCAATTCCATTCAAAATTCCAACCTGCTGATTTATTAGCTTGATTTACATAAGGCTGAATTTGATCATATATCCAACGATCATTCATCCATACTATATTAGAATTTCTTTTTTTCTTTAAATCTTTTGTTTCTTTTTTTGTAAGGGGATTTAATTTAAGATTTCTTTTACTCTCTATATTTCCTGTAAGAGCTATTTGTTCTTGATTTTTTTTTCCATAAGCAATAAGTTCATCACAAAATTTAGGTGACAAAACAGATTTAAAATACCAATAATAATTTTGTAAATTCATACTTTTTATGTATAAGGATATATATCTATTTTAAGTATTTTTGTCTAGTAAGTATGAACATTAAATTTGTAAATGAATGCCTTATAAATGTTTTATGGCATGAAAATAGTAGCTATCAAGTAGAAGGTTTATTAAAACAATCTAATCAATACTATAAATTTGATATTAGAAATTTAAATGATTTTCCAGAAGATAAAAAAGGTAAACTTATTAATTCTAAAAGTCAGGCAGATAAAGTCTTATTTGAAGACGATATAAATTGGATATTAGTAGATACTCAAGAATTGATTAAACACATGAAAGAATTCAATTTAAAAGAAGTAAAATTAGAAGAATTGATTAAAAGCATAGAATGGAATATAGTGCTTCCAAAAAAGTAGTGCATTTACTAATATAATCTATATAAAGGAAGGCTTATGCCTTTACAGAAGATACAATTTAAGCCTGGATTTAATAAACAACAAACTGCAACCGGAGCCGAAGGGCAATGGATTGATGGTGATAATATTAGATTTAGGTATGGTGAACCACAAAAGATAGGTGGATTCCAGCAACTCGTTGCTAGCACCTTGGCAGGTCCAGCGCGTGACCAGCATACTTGGACTGCATTAGATGGTAAAAAATATGCAGCAATAGGAACTTCTAAAATATTAGCTATTTATTATGAACAAGATTTTTTTGATATTACACCACTTGGAACAGCTTTAACATCTTGCACCTATACATCAACAACTGGATCAGCAACAGTTACGATTAATAAAGTAGCACACGGATTAGAAGTTGGAGATTATATTATCTTTACAAGTGTTACAACTCCAGGACCTACTACAACAAGTTATACATCCGCAGATTTTACAACTAATACTTTTGAAGTTAAAACAGTTCCAACATCAGGAACTTTTACAGTTACAATGCCATCTAATGAGACAGGCACTGGTGTTACTGCAGGTGGATCTTTAACAACAACTCCTTATATTGAAATAGGGCCTACGTTTCAAACTCCTGCATTTGGTTACGGTACAGGATATTGGGGTGGAACAATTCCAACTTCAGTTACAACTTTATTAAATGGAGCAATTGATAATTCTCAAACAACTATTACAGTAGATTCAACTGCTGCATTTCCAACAACTGGAAGAATAGATATTGACACAGAACTAATTACTTATACTGGAAAAACTGCAACAGATTTTACAGGTTGTGTTAGAGGTGCAAACGGATCAACAGCTACATCTCATTTAGATAATGCGATAGTAACTAATGCAACAAGTTGGGTTGATTGGGGAGAAGAATCAAATACTGTAGGTGTTACACTTGCACCAGGTTCCTGGTCACTTGATAACTATGGACAAATTCTAGTCGCTACAGTTAAGAATGGATCAACTTATACTTGGGATCCATCTGCTGCAGGAAGATTAAGTGTAAGAGCTACGATAGTTTCTAATGCTCCAACAACTTCAATTTGTTCTGTTGTATCAGATAGAGACAGACATTTATTTTTATTTGGAACAGAAACTACAATTGGAGATCCATCAACTCAAGATCCAATGCTTATAAGATTTTCAAATCAAGAAGATATTAATACTTGGAATCCAACAGTTACAAACACTGCGGGTACATTTAGACTAGATACTGGAAACGAAATTATCGGAGCACTACAAGGTAAAGATTATATTTTAGTTTTAACAGACCAAGCAGCTTATACAATTCAGTTTGTTGGACCACCCTTTACATTTTCAATTAGACAAGTTGGTACGAACTGTGGATGCATTGGTCAACATGCAATGGTATACGCACAGGGCGCTGTATTTTGGATGGGATTTGGAGGAGGTTTTTTTGCATTTGATGGAACGGTAAAACAATTACCCTCACTCGTTGAAGACTTTGTATTTACAAATATTGGAGATAATTTAGGTATTAACTATGATGCAAGTCAAATAACTTATGCATATCATAATTCTTTATATAATGAAGTAGGTTGGAATTATTCAAAAGCAGGATCGACTCAAGTAGATAGAAATGTAGTTTATAACTTTGTTGAAAATACTTGGTCAGTTGGAACATTAGCTAGAACAACTTATAATGATGCCGTTACTTTTGATTTACCTTATGCAACACAATATATCACAAATGGTACACCAACGTTTCCTACTATTAATGGTGTAACTAATACTTATGGTTCATCTAAATACTGGGCACAAGAAACGGGTGTTAATGAAGTAGATGCAAGTGGCAATGCAACAGCTATTGCTGCTTATATTAAATCTGGAGATTATGACATATCAGAACAAGGTTTAGGTGGAGATGGTCAGTTAATTATGCGTGTTAAAAGATTTATTCCGGACTTTAAAAGCTTAGAAGGCAATGCAAAAATAACTTTATTCTTTAGAGATTATCCAGCAAATAGTGAATCAACACCTTCTACAACACCGCCATTAATTACTGGACCTTTTACAATTACATCATCAACTGATAAGGTAGATACGCGCGTACGAGGAAGACAGGTAAGTTTAAAAATTGAAAACGATGCAGTTAATGAAACTTGGAGGTATGGAACTTTGAGATTAGATATTGAAGCAGGCGGAAGAAGATAATGGCAAAAATTACAGCTTATATACCAGAACCAACGGACACTTATGATGTTAATA